AAGAATTACCTATGGCGTTATAGGTTATATAGTCTGCTACACCATCGGTTATGTATTGTGCTATTGTGCCTGTCGTTAGACCATTCTGGTATTCTGCACGTTTCGCCCAATGATAGGCAGAAAAGCCAGGGACATTTACACCATCAGATACCCAGACAGCTTCCTGTTCTGAAGACCATTTATGTGCTAATTCTCTTTGAATAGTAGATTCAAGAGCTTTGTTATGAACGACATTGGCTTTAACAACAGCGGTAGCAGCAGACTCACTTGCTAAGGTTTCCGAAGAAAAAGCTGCATTCTTAGACGCAGCAGCTGCTGTAGCATTAGTAGCCGAAGCTCTTCTACTACTCTCCGACATGGTAGCACTGGCAAGACTTTCTCCTGCTGCGGTAATAGCATTGGATGTAGAGGTATAGACTAACGCATTATCAGCAACAACTGGTAGTATTTCACAAGTCATATTATAAGAAGCCTCTGGTATCTAATTTGATATTTCCATATAACCAATCGGGTACTATGTTTAACTCCTGGGTCTTAGCAACGATGGCTATATACTTTTGAAAATAGGCATTAGCCACATTGCCTGAGTTCTTAGGTAATGCAGAATGAGCCAAGTAGCCTACGTAACTCGCAATGCACTCCGTCATGGCTTCATTGACCCTAATAGTGCCACTGTCAGCTGTGATCGTTGCAAACCCTTTAAGGTAGCTGACTGTTATAAAATCATCTACAAAGGCAGTTGCATTGTTTACACCGTAGTACTCAATGACATTATGCTCTGGAATGAACACGGTATTTTTAGGATCATCCTCAGCATTAAGAGGTAACTCTGTACCTACGGAGTTATAGGCTTTAAGGATCTTTAGCAATGATTCATCATTGATATAGTACCTAGTCTGATCAGCAATTAAATGAATGATTTGTTCTGCTTGGTTCAGTAAAAACTCTTTATTAACTTCTGCCAAGGCTCTATTAAGATAACTAAGTACTTTAGTTAAATTGGCTTCTTTACCTAAGTCGTTAATAGCTAAACTCGCTAACTCGCTATTCACTAAGTAATCTAGTAGTGTACCAACACGCATATCGTTTTCCTGGTTACTTAAAAAATATAAGAGTCTAAAGAATTTCTGGGATCTTCTAGCTCTTCTTCCCAAATACCATCAGCAGCTTGAGTTAAGCCTTCTGATTGCTTACTGGGCTTCCAAGGCGTTAAAGAGCCGAGCATAGAAATAGTATCTATAAAGTCATCATGCTTACTTTTAAAACCACTAACGGCTGCTAAAGATAACTCGTCAATACATTCTAACATCTCTTCTGATTCTTTTCTCTCTATGGGGAACTTTATTTTATTCAACTTGAAAAGGGGAACCATGATATTGAACCTAACCAACTTATTCGTATTGGGTCTAATACCCGGCTTAGTGTTATTACCTTCACTCGCTAAAGGAAAGTAAATATTCCTTACTAGCATTTCATCTTGGATCCAAGAGATAAAACCACCTTGTTGTCCTGAGATCTCTATACCCACTTGTTGTGGTGCATACATCTGAGCCAATCTAAATAAGTCATTGACGTTATCACTCATTAGCTGCCTCTTGACTATGCCATCAATCCATAACCAATCACCATTACTGGTATAAGCCCAGACTGAAATGACACTGTAATCAGCACTGGATTTCTCGCTAGTGGCAAAGTCGGTAGTAATGTAGAAGTTAAACAAGCCTTTATTATTCAGCACTGTGCTGCGTTTATACCAAGAAATATCAGCGTTCTGAATCAACCTGTCTTCATCTGACATAATACGTAGCATTAACTCTTGGTTAAACGAGTCAATCTTGCCTGCTTTCATGGCCTTATCGTATTTATCTTTTACAGCATCATAAGTAAACCGATCTTCCCAAGCACCTACGAACTCTTCTCGCTTACACGGGAATTTCTCACAGACCGGATAAACATTGACTGTCCATGCGCCTGACTCTACCGCTTTATATAAAGGATCTTTAGCATTAAAGGGTGTACCTGACCAGATGACTTTATTATTGGTAGGATGCAACGCATAATCCACTGCCTTATATACAGTGTCCTCAACGCTCTTAATGACCGTAGGTGATCTAGCATCCTCATCACTGATCAAATCATCCAGCACGGCTAGGGTAGGGCGCTTACCCATCTCCTTAGCTCCACGTATACCCGTTTGTGCGCCATAACCTTTGACAATGAACAATTTGCCATCAGCATTAGTAAACTGCCAACGAATGTCTGTAAACTTTATGTTAGGGATGTACTGACGTAAGAAATCGGAGTTCTCCCATCGGTACTCCAGATTCTTACGCATGTTCTTAACACCATTCTCTATACTGTCAGAGACATATAGAGCAATATCTACTTGCCCGAACCCAGGTAGTCTGCCGTAGACTCCCAGGTACAAGAATAAATACTCACCAAAAAGCGTGGTTTTGGCACTGCCACGGAATAGCATATTAAGTATGCTGGAGGTTCTACCTGCTAACTGATCCAGCATCTTATAGTGCAACACAGGGGTAAGATTCTCTTCACCCCCCTCACCATTGACTAACTTAATAAAGTTAACGAACTCCAAGGCAAAAGGACTCGGTATGTAAGTAGCATCTTCACCATAACTTACGTTATTAACATAGTCCTCTACTGACTTGTTGGCTTTAATTGTATCTGACATATAGGTTAAGTGGCTTAATTAAGAAGATGAACCATGATTCAAACTATAATGATTACCATCCTTAAACCTTCCACCCCATCTACATAGTTCATGTTGTTTCTCCCACCACTCACCTAGCTCTTTATGATCTTCTGTTGCAGACAGGAAGTTACCCTCTTTAAATAGATTAAGATCAATAGCCAACTTTAGTTTGTGGCAAGAGTTAGCTGTACCATAACCTTGCGTAACCCCAACAGCACCGAAGACTCTTGGATCTCTAAATAGATCCCCACCCCTAAGTTCAAAACCAAGTGCATGAGCTTTGTTGATAAGCTGTGGGACTAAACGCATAAATAATTCTTGCTTGTTGCCTAGTGTTAACATTGTTGTAAGCCTCTTTGATTTAAAATTTCACTCATAAATTTAACATCCTTGGGTTGATGATATTTCGACTAACTTCACCATGCTCTTTGTGCATAATGATGGCCTTCATGTCTCTACCTGATCTGTAGCCTGCATTAGCGGCATAAGCATCAAGTGGGGCTAAGACTCTAAAGCTCTCTGTCTTGCAGCCTGAAAACTCTTTGACTGAGTCATGATGGATATGACCTGTCCACCAATAACGATACTCAGTGTCTCCCCAGTCCTTAGCTCTATCTGTTGCCATAATCAAAGGTAGCTTTTCAGACTTAACTTTATCGCCGTGATGGGTACCAATTAAGACTTTACCGAAGCGGTAGTAGTGAAAATGGGAAGGGGAGCGATCTATAGTGACGCGGGGTTCATGTTCGTAGAGGTTGTGAAAGCATTCCATCAAAAATATTGAGCTTGACGGGTCGTGATTACCTATCTCGATAATGACATGAACCTTTTGATGCTTAAGTAAGCATTGAGCAATCATGTAGCGTAGGGTTTTGATAGCGGCCCTTACCATCTTAGGAAACCTGCTATCAGCATCGAGCAGGTTCTTGTGAGCAGGTGTGACAGCCTCAAAGGAATCGTAGTGCATGAAGTCGCCAAGGATTGCGACTAAAGCAGTTTCAGCGTGGGGTGCTGACTCAATCAGAAAATCTATAGAGCCTCTGAGTAAGCTTTCTGCTATAGATAAATCATAATCATCACCCGTTTCCTCATGCCAGGACAACATGCCAAAATGATGATCTCCGACTGGATAACAAGCTAAAAGACTCTCATCTGTAATCAAGTGCTGTTGAACGGGTGTAGCCCTTGGTATGGCTTCTGCAAAACCTTCTAAAGCCTCTAAAAATATCGCTTCCTGACGCTCTTTATCAACTGAGGACTTAACCCACTGAATCTTAGCCGCTCCGGTCTCCATGTCATATAGCGTTGACGTACCTTTTAACTTCAGGCCATCTGGTAGCGGGTGTACTAAGTCATGTGATGGACTCCAGCCCTGCATAGCTGCTTTATACTTAACAGCTTTGTAAGCTTTGTTTACTGTTGTGTGATGTATGCCTAACTTAAGACCTGCCTTAACTTCACTGCCTTCTGATTGTATAGCGCCTAGAATCTCTTTCTGTCGAGTTGTTGCATAATTCGATAGCGCGTTAATATCCACATTACTTTCCTCTAATTAAAAACCATAAAATTGCAGGACTTGCGATGATTAAAACTAGGCTTAAAAACACTTTCACCAGCAATCTTTCAACAAAGTCGATCATCTTGCTTTTCCAATAGCTTGTTAGTTAAAAGGTCGATCGGGTAATCTAACTCGCTGAATATGTCAGACGTTTTCGGTATAGACATTAAGTAACCCTCTAGTCTTGATAACGCCTTTAAAATATTCAGGGTTTCTTCTCGTGTCAGTGTAATCAGTACCATTCCCATAACTCCCAAGTGTGACTACCGTTTGAAATCCCTAAAAAAATAGCTATTGATATATCTACCATCTAGCTGCCTCAAACAT